GTCATAAAATTTCCATCAGGTTGTTTTTTTACATCATACAATGATTCTTTAGGTGTAGAAGATTTTAACATAGAGGCAGTTAAAGCACCAGCACCAAGTAAAGCACCAGCAGCACCAGTTATACCACCAATAGCAGCACCACCAGCAACACCAGCAAAGGTATTATCAATTTCTTTATCTAATCTTTGTGCTTTTCCCATATTTCTATCTGCAGTTCCACCTATTTTTGTTGGTTTCCCTCTTGCTTTAGAAATAGCATCTTTAGATGCTCTTAAACCTTTACCACCTAATCTTGCTGCTGCACCTCCTATAGCACCACCAGCAACACCACCAACTCCAGCTCCAACTCCAGCAATACCAGCACCTACAACAGCAGCGCCTGTACCAACTTTTTTTGCAACTTTCTTTACACCTTCTGGTGTTTTACTTGCAATCGCACTTCCAGCTTTACTTCCAACTTCTTTTGCTTTTTGAGTAACTTTTTTAGCTAATGGTTTTGCTTTATTTATTGCACTAGAAGCTTTTCCACCAAGATCTGCTTTTCCTACAGCAGTTTTTAATTTGTTTGTTTGTGTTGTAGTTACATTAATTGCTTTTTGTAAACTTTTATTTTTAAGTAATTTTTTTGCTAGTTTAAGACCAGCTCCTATAATTGCCATTTTTTTTTATCCTTTATGTTTAGTAGGGGGATTTCTCCCCCCACATATTAAATGTTAATTAAGCTAATATTACAGTTGTAACAGTAGAAGAACTTGAAGCAGATACAATTAAGATATCTACTACAGCGTTTGATCCACCACTATTTACAATTATAACATCTCCAGCAGTTAAATCAGCGTTAGATAACAAAAAGTAATCAGCATCATCTATTGCAGTAATTGCGTCTCCATCTGTGTAATACCATAAAGAATTAGTATCACCCATTTGGGTTGCTTTCTTAACAGGGTTGTTTATTGCATATGCCATATATAACTCCTATTCTGCACATTTCTGGATCTTAATACCATTGGTGTCAATCAAGATTGAACCCATTGATAAATAAGAAGTTAATAAATTAGCTACTTTTTCAGGAATGTAATTTACTTCTGTTCTTACTTCTGAACCTACACCTAATCCCATAGATGACTTGTGCCATGCGATTGTGTGTCTGTCAGTTGAACCTGAAGTCTCAAGACCTGAATGAACAAATGTTAAGAAACCTAAAAATCTCTTAGCAGTATAGTTCATACCAGCGAAAGGTAATTGGCTTGGACCTATATAATCTAGGTTAGACCAGTTATCTTCTGCAAGAAGATCACCCCATTGTTCTGGACCAATAGCCCAGTATCTTTGGTCATCATCAGGAACATCATCTGTTCCAAATTTTGCTTGCATATCTTTGAATTTAGCTACATTCATATCTGTTGCTAGTGAAGTTGTACCATTAGCTCCAGCATTGTTAGCAACCTTAGTTGCTGATTCCATTGCTGTTGTAATAATACTGTCTGTTTTACGACCTAGAGCGTAAGCTGCGTTATTCGCAATTACTGCTCTTTCGTCAATGTTTGTCTTAAGCTCATCTAATTTATCTACATAGTCTGATGCATAGTAATCTGCTAAAGTAGCTGTTACATTTGTGTGAGAAATGTTCATTGCTACAACCTCTGCGTGTCTCGCTTTAGTTGTTGCTTCACCAGTTCCAACTTTTTGGAACTTAACAGATTCACCTGATACACCATTAACTACACGGATTAAATTTTTGAGTTTGCTTCCTTGTCTTTGGTAAGCCATATGCACTTCAGCTTCAAACTGTGTGATAAAGGCTTGGTCGATAGATGCACTCATTTTATCTCCTTTGAGTTTATGTTATTAATAGTAAAAAAGATTATCTCTTTTGGAAGCAATCGTTATCCAATACAGGGCGATCCTAATGCCATTCGAGGTCTTATTGATTTATTTAATAACTATTTAGAGAAATAATTCAACGCACAAATTTAAGTGATTGTATGTTTTCTGTAGGAATTACAGTTGTATCGCCTATATCCGTATCATTATAGGACATAAAGACGATACAAGAATCTTTATTTTTGCACAGTAAGTAACCTTCAGTTACATTAATTGCTGGTACAAACTTTATAGCTTCATCAGGATCTAGCCATATAGCATGGCTAATAGCATCTCTCCAATGAACTATTACTTTCTTTAACTTTCTTTTATTGACTACTGTATTTTTGGTATAAGTCTGTAACTTTTTTGATATAGGCTTGATCTTTTGCTCCATCTTTCCAATACCTTTCATCATTCATCATTGATCTTAGATCTAATTTAGAAGGAGATACATCTATCTTTGTTTCTGTACTAGGAATAGGTGCATCTTTATTGAGTGCCATAATTTCTTCTATAGCTTTTACGCCATCAGCTGTAGTAGCTACATTAGATAAAGCATCATAACTTGATTCACTTAGATTTTTCTTAGCCCATAAATCAGCAGCTTCAATTCTAGTATTAGCATTTTCACCTAACAAATTCATTTGAGATTCTCTATCAGGTAATGCCGCTACTTCATTATTAACAAAAGCTTCAATACCTTTATTGAAATCTTCATTAGACAATCCTTTTGATCTAGCTGTTTGTTCCCACCATTGTAGTAATGGTTGTTCAGGATCAACATCTATATTAACACCTTCAGGTAATTCAGGTAATTGGATTTCGTAAGTTTCAGGAGCAGTACCTTTAATCTCATTTAAAACTTCTTCTCTAATATTTCCAGCTAGTTCTTCTGTTCTTTGACCTAATCTTTTTTCTAGTGCTTTATAAGATGCACCCATTTCTTCTACATTAACTTCATTCAAATCTTTATTCCAAAATTTTTCTGGAATATACTCTGGCATATTATTTTCTTCTTCTGTAGTTTCTGTAGTTTCGTTTAATTGATCTTCACTCATTTGTTAGTACCCTTCTTTATTTTATTTTTTATAATGTGTAATAAATATCTCTGTCCTTCTAAATGCCATAGGGTTGAATCTGTAGCTTGTGGAGAACATACACTATTTATAGTTATAGATTCTAAATACTCAATAACTTTTTTTCCGTCTATTTGATTAAATACTGAAGCAAATACTTGATCTACTTCATTAACTTCACCCTTGAGGGATTTCTTGTTCTGGAGGTCTTGCCAACTCATCTTGTGGCATATTAGCTTGTTGTTGTGCAGATTGCAACTGTGAAACCATTTCTTGTTGTTCTTCAGGACTTCTTACTAGTTTTTCTGGTAGATTCATTTTATCTACTAGATATCTAGCTACTTCATCTTGCTTAACAACCATATTCAATACTTCTGGTCCAAATGTACCACCAAGTATTTCAGAGAATCTCATGACATCAGCTATATCTTGTTGGTGTTGTGCTTGAGATAATGGTGAAGTAGAAACAACTTTAACTTCTCTATCATTAACTTTAGGTATATTAATCCTACCTTGTTTAGTTAAAATTCTAATAACCCTTCTTAATAAGGGAGTAACAAATTCAGATTGTAATCTACCAAACGAAGAACCAATTTGTCTTGATAGGTCTGACATTCTTTCTGCTACTTCAGTAGCTGACATAGGAGTACCTTCAGGTCTACCTAATGATTCCATAAATAAAGCTTTCTTAATATTAGCTCTCATATCAGTTAAAATTAATTGAGCTACATCAAATCTTCCAGCAGCTGGAAGTGCTTGTAGTCCTCTACTGTTAGGTGCTACAGGAATTAAAGCACCCGGAACTAAAGAAATATTTTCTGGATTAATAACACCATCATCTTCAAATGTATAGATACCACTAATAGCCATTTGAGCATTTTGTAAAATAAGTTCTACTGTTAGGTTTGTAGTTTTGATTGCAGCCATTGCATTGAATACTGGTCCACGACCATACACTTCACCTGATGCTTTGTTCCATCTGTAAACTATATAAGGATTTGATCCCACTCCTTCGAGTTCAGTTTCAAAAATCATTTCTTGCATATCCATACATACTACACAGTATTTATATCTTTCTTCGTTTGGTTTATCATATAGTCTAAACACACCTTCAACTATTTTAGTTTTAGTATCCCCATCTTTTTCAATTTTCTTTAACATATCAGATGACATAGTAGCTTTAGGATAAGCAATAGAAATCCTATTATAATTCATTGATCTTTTTCTAAAGACTGTATCAACTTTATTACTTGGTCCATTGTTAAGCATTACTCTTGGTAGAGGAATAGCTTGGAAATTAATTGGGTTTAAACTATCTCCTTCTTCTACTAACAACACAGCAGTACCAATAGCTAAGTCCATAAATGATTCGTGTACTTCTTGATTAAAATTAGATCCACCTAGTATTTCAAATACATATTGTGTAATAGCATCTAGCTGTTCATTAACTTCAGGAACTGCTTCAGCTGGTATTTCTGATCCAGCTTCAAAGTTTGCCCAACGACCATAGGTTGGAACTATTCCAGCTTGTAGTCTTGATGCAAATTCTTGTATTCCTACTACAGCTGTTTCATCAAATATTTTATCTGTTCTTCTTTCTGCAATCGTTTCATCATAGAACGATTCTCTTTGTGGCATTGTGTACTCATAAGCTTCTTCATATTTATCTTTCCAGTTGTCAAAGATATATTCTGAATCTTTATATTTTTTAAGAAATGAAGCTACTCTATTATCCGTTCCTCCATAAGAGGCATTGTCTGCTGTAGGTGTTGGTATATACATTATTACATACCTCCTTTAATAAGTTTATTAGCAGAAGCATATAATGCTCTGCCTTCTAGCTTAGATTCTGTTTTAAGAGTTGTAGCTTTTTTAGCTTTATATTTATTTCTAGCTGCAGTTTGCGAATAACTTGATTGTTGTCCTTCACTTGCAGCAATAGAAGGTGCATCTTTATTAT